CCGCTCAGTCTGTCGCAGGGTGAACAGGTCCCCGGCGATGATGTAGTGTGTTGCCGGCTTGCCATTTTCGCCCAGCCCTCGAAATCGCTCAACGAATGGCCGCTCACTCGGGGGCAATGCGCTCAACACGTCTAAAACCCGCCCGGCCTCGAGCGGACACTTGTCATACTCAATGATTGCCAAATTGCGCTCATCATCTATAACCTCTCGCACGTCATTTAAATAGTCTGTCATAGTGACTCCCTCGGTCGAATGGACATTATAGCAAAAAATCGGACCGGGGACAATGTCCCCGGTCCAGTTCGGCTAGAGTTTAACCACTAGTCGTCTTTGCGATTGGTGTAGGCTAGTTTTTGCTGGGTGATATAGGTTACCTCATGATGCTTAGGTTTGTCGATATCGACTCCCTTGGGCATGTACCACCGGATTTTATAATCTGTATCCGATGGTGCCTTGACCCTACACGACCAGCAATAAAAGCCGTATTTGCCGTCCTTGTGCAGATTCAGGGTGATGCGTTTAACATCAGCGGTTCCGGCGTGCCGGATCGCTTTAGTGATTGCTTCGTCCCGAGTCTCGCCTGTGGCCCATGCTAGCGCGTTGCTAGCGAAGTAATGGCTACTCATATTTCAAGGTCCTTGTGGTTAAATGAATTGCACTGATCACAAGACCAGATACCGCACTGCAGTATCCAGTGCTCCGTGCCGCACTCTTTGCAGTAGACCGTATGCCCTACTGGTTCAATCCTTGGCTCCGTGAAATTGAGCTCCGTGTATCTATCCTCCTTCATGGTTTCATTCCTTCTGGTTGGGTGGGATGGTTTAGATGACTCTGTGATGCCATCTTTCGATCCGACAATGCCTGAATCCGCCGGCATTGTCAACAGTGAGGACGCGATTGCCTATTGCGCTGCCTGTGAAGTGGTTCTGGAGGGCGAGGTGGAAATGCCTCGCGAAAATAAATTATAAGTGCCTGATTTCATAGGGAAGATAGTTGTTCATTTTTATAGACACAGTAGCGCAATCGTGTATAATTCTAAACATCATCAACGAACACACAAGGAAACACCGACATGCCAATGATTTACCGAACAGACAAAGAAACAGTCGTACAGACTGGCACGATCAATGGTTGTGCATACACGGCGGTCGCTAAGTTTCGGGGAAACGAGGACGACGCTATGACACAAGCCAAGGCCGCGATACGCTCTGCGCTCTGCGACCACTTTGCGCTTTTCAGAGGCCCGAAGTCGGACGAAAAAGACGCGCTAGTAGTTATTCCGGGATCACCTTCGGTTTCGCTGCACTACCGGTACGACTACAACACACAATGAAAAACAATGCCGCATCAGAACTCGCTGGAATGCGCCAGCGAGTGACCCACGCTTGCCTGGAATGCGAAAAGGAATTTGAGGCGATCAAGACAGCGAAGTATTGCTCAAACGCTTGCAGACAACGGGCGAAATATTACCGGAATCGCGACAAGCGTCGGTAACAGTCAGGCAACCTCGTAGTTGACCTTCTGACCATTCATCAAAGCCTTGACCTGCCCCTTGAGGGCAAGGATTTGCGCGTCTCGCTCTGCCAGCGTTTCCTGCAAGATATCAATAAGGATGCACTGATCCTCAATTAAACGCTGCGCTTCCTCATCATTTATGCTCATACGTCCGCTCCACGTAGCTGATGTAGTTCAGCATGACATTGCAGATGTTGACTATTGAGTGATGAGTGGGATTCATCTCTCTAATCTCTTCCAGGTCTGACCTGACCCGCTCAATGCCGAACACGGGCATCGCCGGACCATACTCATCAAAGGCAGGATCCGTGTGATCGTCACCTAAAGCTTTCATGCGGCCCTCGTCGTTGGTTTCGGGGCGTTTGCCACGGCCAACCTGCCCTTCAGCGGCGAGCCACAGCTTGTGCATTTGTAACGCTGGTACGGGACAATCGTGCGGCGCTCCAGGCCGTTCTTGACGACGTTGACGGATCCGCACTTCGCGCAGGTCAGGTCGTCGTCGACCCAGTGTCCCCAATTCGGGTGCTGCTTGACCCACGGCAATAGCTGGTTGTACACATCCTCAAGCAAGGTGACGTCCTTCTTGTTGTAACGCTCCATGACCTTCCAGGCTTTCGGGCAGCCGTCCATGCAGTCATGCCACAGTTGAAGTCCCATGTGCTTGACCTTGCCCCCCAGCCCTAAGTATTGAGCAACGTAGTCGAGCTTGTTGGACGGTAGCCTGAACCGTTGCCGGGCAGTCTTTAGGAGATCTATCTCTGAGTAGGAGGAAGGGGGAGGAAGGCTGTCGTAAAGAAACTCGTGGTTGAGGGTGGGGATATCAAACTTTGTGCCGTTGTAATGAATTACGGCATCGGCCTCTTCAAGCAGGTCGTATATCTCCCGGATCATCTTCTTCCGGGTGGTCTTGTGTACGGAGCTAAAAAATACCTTTCGTTGTCCGTACCATTTGGCAGCCCAACACAAGGTATGGCCTTGCTGAATGATATTGTCTGGATTGATATTCTGGTTCCAAAGCCCCCAGCTATAACAAATCAACGGTGCGGTTTCGATATCTAGTAATAGAATCTTGATAGGGTCATTCCTTGTGCTGCGCCCTCATGGGACAGGATTGCACCCCCTGTGCGTAACCTACTCTCGCTCCGCGCTCGTATCCGTTTTCGTAGTTAATACGTGCAACTCTTTCCGCGTATAGGTATAGAATAATAATCGAGATCGTAAACGCGAAGGCCGTCCTGCAGGCTTGCCACCACTTAGCCAAGTTCCTGCACCCTTGTCACCATGTCCTCCGGGATCACCAGAACTTCGCTTATTCCCGCCTCGTCTTTGCTTTGAGCCAGAACACAGACGCCGTCACCGTGTTTGACCAGAAACCCGATTGACTTGGTCGGGTGTGGTGTGAATTTCCGAGCCTCGTCCACGGTGTAATCCTCCTGGGAGGCCCACGCGTCGTCCCAATTGACTATCACTCGTTTCATAGTTATGCGAACTCAGCGTCATGGCGTTGCGGCCACTCAATCAATTGAGAGTTTTGCCCAGGCGAGTCGGTCCAGTAGCCTTTCGAGCTAACTCGCCACCCTAGCTGAGACATGTCTATTTGGTCTAAACAGCGACGATCTGTCTGTGGGCCTACCCTATGTCGGGAAAACGTTTTCTCGCCTGAAAAGTACTGATGGCAAGCTCCACAACGGCAAAACGCCGTGCCTGGTCGGAGTTTAGGATTCATTGAAATTCACAATCCGTTGCTTGTACCTCTGGAGGCACTCCTGGTAGAGCAAAGCATTCATGCTCATGGTTTCGCGCATCAGGTCGAGGTCATTCCATACCTGCCCGTCAACCGGGACAGGCTGGTCACAATTAGGAAGGGGTATTTCGGCTGGTTGCTGAGTGCAACAGCCGCTAAATATCAGGCTCAGTAAGATGACCGGGAATCCGATCTTCATCAATGTGCCTCCGGGCCTCGTGAGCCCTCCGAGAAAACGCCTGCTCGATTTCTGCATCAAGCCGGTCCACTTCCCCCCGATATCTTATTTGTGCTTGGGCTGATTTTACCTGATCTTTCAAAGATTTGTTGCGGATTACCATGAACTTCAAGGCAGCAACCAGGAGCGCGATAACCGCCCCGCCAAAGGCTAAAAGCTTAGTCTTTAGATCGAGGAGCATCGGTTACCATGTACTGCACACAGAAGGTCACGGTGGTCGCAATGCCGACAGCGATCTCGGCAGGAATCGGAACGGAAAGGACGTAGGTGTTCAAGGCCCACACCGTGAGCCCCACGATGCCGGAAACAGCCGCCCCGTAGGTGACCTTATTGGTTGGCCGGAATTGCGGCTTCACTGTGCTATCAGCCAGCCTACGATCACAGACAGTGCAACCGCATAAGCAAGCATGTACTTAACCTCGTCGTCCTGCAGCGCCTTCAAAATCTTGTCTTTTATCTTCATGCTATTCCGTTGTGTCTCCGTGAGTAATGATTACCGTCCTGAAATCTGCCGCCCCACACGTTCTCTGGGTGCAGCGCCTCCCAGTACTCCCCGATTGGGCGGTGATCCTCGGTCTTATTAAGGTAAGCGCCGCCTTTGAATAGGTTCAGGTCGACGGCTAATCGGTTCTTGTGCGCTGAACGGTCCCGCCCATAGGGTCCAGGCTCGCCCATCCCCCCGAATGCTTTAGGGGATCTGTACGCATCACCCAACGTACACTCGTACCCAGCGGCCTCAATGTGCTGCAGGAGTATTCTGAAGTGCCGGGTAAATTCTCGTTGCTTGTCGCCCAGGGTCACCGGGCGCTAATCTTGCTTCTTGTCGGCACTTGAAAAATGCCGGTAGATCGAAATACCACCGGAGATGATTGCGACGACCAGCGCAGCGGTAGTAAGCAGTTCGTTCAAATCCCCCAGATAAGCCACAGCCCACGCACTGCCTGATACAACCGCGCCTGTGTCCGCTACGTTTGATGCTTTAGGAATCATTAAAAAAGATGCCATTCTTTGCCGTCAGACAAGAGGTTGAGCGTCCCGTACTGACTGGTTATGGTTTTGGTCGTGGCCCCGTCGATGGTTTCACTGCTATTGCCGTCGACGATCACGTTTGCTGTGTTGCCCAGCTTTTTCACATATACCCAGCGGTCAGTATTTTCGATGACCGGGGGCAGGGTTATGGTTACCGCCGATCCCGCAGTGGCGTCATCGACCAGGACATACGTCTTGGCCTGAACCGTGTACGACGTCGTGGTCACCTTGACGTTATCAAACTGCTCTTTCTGCTTATCCAGTATCAGGCGGACGTTCTTTGGCCTCTGTCCAGGCTCTTGTAACTGCCCTGTTAGCTGCTGTCTCATTGATTAAACACAGACGGAACGCGATCTTGCTCTGCTTCGCCTAACAGCCCAGCCGCAGTAGTGCCTAGCAATGGGCCGATATTGTATTCGGGCGTATGCCTTGCGGCTCGCTGCCCACTAAACCCCGGAAAGTTTCCTCTTCCCGCCGCCCTTAGTGCTGGCCTTGAAGCCGCAAAAATTGCCGGAGCGGTTGCCATCAACATTTGCAAAGGGTCAGCGTTCATGGCTTGAGTTACTGCTAGGCCGGTTAAGCCGAAAGCACTAGAACCAAGATCAAGCGGGGATACTAAAGGCTGAGATTTGGGGTGAGTCTGAAAATTGTCCTTAAACTGATTTGCGAACAAGCCAATTTCCTTGATCTCATCTGCGTAAGGGGTCGGGTTCCGGCTCTCAAGTTGTTTGCCGATTTTTCTTGCACTGACAGACCCGCCGTCTAAAGCGTCCTGAATACTATAAGCTTCAGCAATGGTCTGCCTAGCCTGCCTGTATTGACTTACTAAAGCATTATCCGGGCCTAACTTTCTGCTTGCTCCTCGCTCTATCGCCTCTTCTAGTGCTGCTGCTAAGTCCCGATATGCTTTGCCCATTTTCGGGTTTCTGTTGGGGTTTGCTGGTGAGTAAGCGTTATCCGCTTTGCTTCGTAAATATTTTATTTGATCTATAGCATTGTCCGCGTCAAAAACCTCTATTCTCATTCCCTCAAGATCGTCCAATACTTTGGCGGCCTCTTTAGTTGATGCGGGAAAATCTTTGTTTTTTAGCCTACGCGCAATGCGGTCAAGGTCTGCAAAGTATTTGGACTGAAGTGGAAAACGCCCAAATCTGTTAATACGAATTTCTCCAACGCCAGAAAGTGCGTTATATTGTTTCCCCCACTCGTTTCTGACTCTCGCCAAGTCGTCTATCGTTATAGGATCCCCTTTAATAAGAATTGAGTTATCTGTGCCGGGGTACTTATACCTGTCTACGAAAAGGTTGTCGGTCACAACCTGGTTATTTTCAGAAATAGTTCTGCGTGACTTTTGAATGCCACCGGCCCCTTCTGCAATTGCTGGCCCCGTCAACCTTTGCCCTGCTTCATTAGGGCTTATTCTGTAACCCCTATCTTGCGCCCTTGCGGCCAAATTAACCCTAGTGGTAGACCTTGCCCGGAAAGGCCCAAGCGGTATGTTAGGAGATACGTGCTGCGTTCCAGGCACCTTCACTCGACTAGCGGGTATCAAGCCTGGACCTGTTTCAAGAGCGGCTGCTACGAAAGGGTTGGTAACACCCAGCCCTGAACCAGAGTGAGGGGAAGTTCTTACGGCAAATGGATTGGTCTGAGCCGGAGCTGATTTAACTTCATCCGGGACAACGGGGTCAACAATTGTGTCTTGCAATGATTGCTGAAGCTGACCGCCATATTTACCAAGCCCCTCCATAAATGCTTGCCCTTCAGGCGTTTTAACCTCTGGAGAAAAGAACTGGTGTGCTTTTGGATAAACAGACTGATGCCTGTCAACGAAGGCATCTACGAAACTTCCCTCATCTCCTGCTAAAAAAGGAGCGGTTACAGCCGCGTCAACACCCGACGCGACCATAGCAGGAATAGCGCCTAAAACATTGCCAAGCACTTCTACCGCTGGTCGTCCTATAGACGTTTTTGACGCGGACAATGCTTTTGCTTTTGCTTCCGCTTCCGCGATGGCAATTGCTCGCTGTTGCTCTCGGGTTAGCTCTGTCATTTAAGGCGATCCATCCTTCCTAAAAAGTTTTCTTGTTTCAGGGTCTGCCATTATTTCTGCCCACGCCGCATCCGATACTTTTTTAGGCCTAATATAATCGCCTTCTTGCACCGGAGAAAAATCAAATTCCTGCATTCCAATTAAAGGCAGAAGTCTTTCCATGTCCTTAAGACCTGTGTCTGTAACTCTTCTGTTAAAAGACTCAATCCCTTTGGTGCTTCTTCCAAAAGCGTCTGTAAGAATGGCAGCGATCTCTTCCTTTGTACCTGTTCGTAGAGCGCCTGCAATTTTCTTAGCAAACTCTCTATCCGCGTCCGAGAGGCCGGTTCCGCTACCAAACAGCCTTATAATCTGACCAACCATTATGCCGGTGTTAGAGTCCATTCTTCCCGATGCTACCAACTTCCTTCTCGCCTCTAGAACGTCCCCGTCTGTGGAATCTTCGCTGGCAAAAACGTCTAGGAGTTTTGCCCCCAACTCTTGGAGCGGTTGGTCAGCCCCGGTAAAAGGCGCGTCTGGACTGTTAAGAATTTGCAATGCCGTACCAGACGCTTGACGGGTTATCTGGTCACTCACAGCGGACTCTCTGGCGTCCGTAAAGATTTTAAGTTGCGGGGCGCTTAAGTCCCATACGCTTGTGGGTGTTTGGTTTCCGCCTACATTCACAGTAGTTCCAGCACCACCTATTCTAGAAACCTCGTTGGTTAATAGGTTTCTTTTATAAGATGCGTTAGGATCTAAGGACTGTTCAGCTTCTTGTTCAGGGGTTAAAACCTCAAATTGTTCACTAGGTTTAGGTTGACTTTGCGCTCTGTAATAATCGACTTGAGCCCTCTTAAGGGCGTTATCGATCTCCCGCTGCGCCGCCGCCTGGACACCTGCAGAGAAGTTAGGGGCAACGCCGCCTAGTACACCCCTTTCTGCTGCGCCTCGCATAGAGTCTCCGACCTGCTCAAGAGCGTCCACGCCCCGTGAAATGCCTCTGCCAACCGGGCCAAGCCTTTTTAGAAGAGGTTGTGCAAGGTCGTTAATGCTTCCGGCCACCGACCGTGGGTCAGCCTTGTTCTGCGCCGACAAAGCGTTCAGCACAGTTGTGTCAACAGGCTGGAGCGCCCTGTTTCTTTCAATGATCTTATCCAGCGCAGACTTTCTTGAGCCATCAGCGCCACCGCCCATGACACCCCGCATGATTGTATCCATGTCATCGTAGAGAAAATTTGTCATCCGAAGATACTCGCAAAAGTGTCAGCGGGAGACGCCCTGTCCCTTGATGTCCCGGAGCTTGTGCCGGACGTTGTTATCGTCCTGCCTGAAGCATCAGCCAGTGGCCCAAGTCGCGCTATTAGTTGGTTAATAGGGTCAAACTGGGATGACATGCCAAGAGTGTTCATCTGCCGCCCTCTTTCTGCCTGGTAGCTCCCGCCAAAAACATTGGAGGCAAGATCCGACAGTTCCTGTCTGGCGGGTGCCGCGCTGGCACCTATGTTCCTGCCAGCACCGGCAAATTGCGTGTCCAACCGTTTCTGAACAGCATCAGCGCCCCTGTCAAAAGTTGCCTGCAGAAAAGGGTTGGAGTCCGGCATTAAGAAGTCGCCTCTTAACGTCTGCCCTGCCAAGTCCCTGCCCTGGCTGGTGACATAAGACTCAGGTGCGCCACCGAAGGCCTGCAGATTCGCGACATTGGCCGCTCTGGCTAATGGCTGCTCAATAAACCCAGGAGCTCGAACTTGACTTAACCCGGTCGTCGATCCTGATTCCTGTTGCTTACTTGATCCTATATTTGACATAGACTCTTGCTCATTACGTGTAAATTTAGGTCATCCCTGCCTGTGATTTCATAACCAAGCAGGCGGGACCATCCCCTCCGACCCTGTATTGTTATTTTCTTGCATTCATTAAACGCGGCCCATTCCTCTACATCCTTGATGCGAGGTAGCCAGTCCTTCATGTTCTTTCCGGACATGGTTGCGATGTAGCACTCATCGCCACGGATTGCCGTTACCATCACGGCCTCAATTTCTTTGGGTTGCCATGTCCATAACTGAAAAATGGACTTCCTTAGACCTTCGTATATGTTCTCTTTCGTATAAACCGAGCCCCGGTCTAAAGCTTTTTGAATAAAGGGCTCGACGTCATGCCAGACAAACGGTATTTGCCTTTCGTCGTAAGTTACGACTACAGCAAGCCCCTTATCCCAAACTCCCGTCTCACTTCACTACCTGGTATACGAAATCCGGGTGTTATGAATGGATCACCGATATTGGGAATCTGTCCGGGAGGGTTTGGCGGGGTGACAGGCGGTGGGGTGCCGAAGTTGTTTTGCTGTGCTAACTCAGGCAAAGACAAAGGCGGAGGCTCGCCTAAAGATGCAACCCCTGACTCCTCACCCCTCATCGGGGGTGGCTGGGTCATGCGCTGGAAAAAATCAACAAAGTTGTCTGCCACGCTTCCCTGTCTGCCGCGCAGCGGGTTGCGCCCGGTGCCAATAGCCCCTGACAGTTCCTGCCTCATCTCATCGTTTAATGGACCGTTACTCATAGTTTCCCCGCTGGGAAGAATTCAAAATCTGCCCCAGTAATTGTTGTGAATCCGCCTGTAAATATAAACTCTGCACGGTGATACCTGCCCTCGGGCTTGTTCGCACCGCCTCTGAAGTTGGACATCCCCGTCCTGCTGTTCAGCGCGGTCCCGGTGGCCCAGGTAACTGAACTTGATGGCAGGTCTTTTACGCCTATCTTCACCGATGACACGCTCGCCCCGTCCGTGATGGGTCGTGCCGCGTCTACAATGGCCCGCCCACCAGGGTTGAGCTCAAAGTCGCCCGTTACCACCGTGGCCGTTGCCGGTGCCGCGCTACCGGAGCTTGAGGATTGCACCATCAGGGCAAAACTTGAGTCCTGTATGGTTCCCAGTACCTTGTCGCTTTCAAAGACCTGGAAGAACCGTTTGCCTTCAGCACTAGGCAGTCGGGACCACTGATTTGTCTTGTAGTTGTACGCCAGCGACTTGGACTCAAAAAACACCGTGTCAATAGCCGGGTTGACCACTACATTCTTTTGCTCTGGTTGTCTGCTGGGTTCTGCTGCCATTGGTCTACCTTAGAAACGGTGTTCAGAGGCGGGGGTGTAGCTGTCGTCAACAGCCCCGTACCCGATATCAGATATCCGGTCATTCTCAAGCATGTGATAACCGAACTCAGACTCAAAGAAAGTAATGTCATCCACCCTTGCAATTCGATTTACCTGGAAGCACCCTCGACCTTCCTCGAATATATTGAAACTAAAGACGATATCGCCGCCCACGTAGGTGGCCTTCGATATGGCGCGTTCCTGAAAGACATAGGCATAGAAATCATTGCCACTGATTCCGGTTACATACCCAAACTTGTTCGGAAATACCTGCTCGTGTGACTGCTTTGTCCTTGCGTCGTCAGTTCCGGGCGTGGGCCAATCGGTGGGATCCCCCAGCGCACTCCAAACCACTTTATACCTATTGGAAGTTGGCGCGACCATTACAAAGTCACGCACCGTCGCGCAAGTAACCGAGGGCGGCACCCCCGAAGATGAAAACGTACCGCCGGTATAAGTCCCTGACGGTTTTGTATTACTCATAACGTAGCGTATCCCGTTGCGTTGAGGGTCACGGTTCCGTTAACGGTAAGGTAAGCGATACACTGGGCCTCTGCAGCCATGAAAATCAAATCACCGTACTCACAGACTTCAAAAGAGGTAACAGAATTTAGCGTGTACTGACTCCGCAAGGTGGTGCTTGCCATGCTCGTGTACGTCGAGGTTAACGAATAGCTGGAGTTAAAAAGACCGAGCTTAAAGTTAGCGGTATATTTGAGCCCCCCTAAATGCGTTGCATCAGCCAGCCACGCGCCAACGTACTGCCCATTAGTGCCTACCGGGCGGAACACGACAGAGCCGCAAGTGCCTAGCGATGAATTG